CAGACAACGTCAAAAAATCCAACTCCTTTACAGTTTAGGGCGGTTTTTCTCCCTTATTTGCATTATTATATATAAGGAAGATTAATCCCATTCTGACCGCCGACACTTCCCGGTGAGACGACTTAGAGACAGCTTGGGATACCCACTAAGATAAGGAAACACCCAAATGTCAAGCACATTTACAGGCCCAATTCGCGTATTTAAGCGTAACAACCCAACTAACAACGGCACAATCGCCTCAGATAACACTGGCGCAGCCCGTCTGTCCCAACAAAGCTACATCACCAACCCAATCGTAGGCACAACTTCTGGCGCAACAGTTTTGACAACTGCTGACATCGGTTCTACTACAGTAACTCCATTTGTATTGCCAGCTGGCGCGATCATTGAAGGTTTTACCCTCTATCAAGACGTAGCAGCTACTGGTTTAACTGGTGGTGTGATCACTGTATCTATCGTTCAAACTAGCCCAACTGATGGTTCTTTGACAACTACAGCAATTGGCACAATTACTCCAACTGCAGCTGGTGGTCGTATCGCTGGTGTATTCACAGCAACTGCAGCAACTGCAGCTATCATCGAAAACATTGGTACACTTGACGCTACATTGACATTCTCTGCAGCTACTGTATCTGCTAACACCGGCACTTTAGGTGGCACATTCTCTGTAGATTACACTGCACGTAACGTTGACGGTTCTATCACTGCTTACGGTTCTGGTCTCTCTAACAGCTAATACAGATGGCGGGAATAATCCCGCCTCTTTAACCTTTTAGGAGAAATCATGGCAGGTCCACAGTTTTACACATCACCCCCACATTCCGTAACCGTTCAAGGCGCTTACGAGCCATTTGAATTGCAAGTTTCCCGTAATCAAATTATGGGTCACAACACAGCAAATATTTTTGCATACGGAACTACTCCAGCAACAGCAAATTTGTTTAGAACCGTTTGGGAAAACATGGCGACAACCGACTATGTGTTTCCTACGGTTGCATCTACAATGACTTTGGTTAGTACTGTTAACACAGATACAGCCACTATCACAATTACTGGTTTAGATGCAAATTACAATCTGTTAACAGAAAATTTGGTTTTAAACGGAACAACTGGTGTAACAACAGTTAACTCCTATTTCCGTATTAACAACATTGCGGTATCAGTAGGCTCTGCAACCAATCCTACAGGCGTAATTACATTGTCTGTAAGTACTACAGTGTATGCACAAATTAATACACAAGTTGTTAATGGAGTTACTACCAGCATTGGCACATCTCAGATGGGCGTGTATACCGTACCTAACGGCTATACTTTTTATGGTTATAGATATGGCGCGTATTCATCTTTTAACGGTAATACTGCCAACTACACAACTTACAGAGCATTAACAAATGCTTCTTCTGGTGTGCAAAGGGTTATTGTTCAAACTCCATACAACACCACATACGAAGTGCAACGTCATTTCCCTTTCCCTTATGCTAGTGGAACAGATTTAAGATTCCAAGTTGCAAGCAGTGCCGCTTCAGCTGCAGTGGTTAGCATAAACATTGGTGGTGTTTTAATCAAGAACGATAGTCAATCAGCTTAAGGCAGATAAATGCCTGTCTACATTGATACGCGCGGTAATTCTGTCCTGTCTGTGGCGATCTGTGATCGCTGCAGCAGGAAATTTGCGTATGTAGATTTAATGCCCGACCCAAATTTTCCGGGTATGCGCGTGTGTAAGGAAGACTTGGATAATTTTGATCCATGGCGTCTTCCTGCTATTCAAACAGAAAATATTGCATTACGTTTTCCACGCCCAGACGTATCTGTGGCAACTGGCCCAATAAGTGGTCAGCAAGTGGTAACAGGGCAGGCTCCAGATGGACCTGTTGATAGTCCTGTAAACGGAACAAGAAAACCAAACAACCCTGGACGTAATTCAATCTTTATTACGCAGGATAAAACAAAGTCAACAACCGCCGGCGATTCTGGCGACCTAATTATATAAGACCATGGCCGATCAAAGTATATCACAACTACCAGTAGCCGCTACCATAACAGGTAATGAGCTAACTGTTGTTGTACAAAATGGCATTACAAAACAGGCTCAAGTGTCGCAGATTGCTAACGCAATCTCACCAGGTAAACTTATTACCTCAGTTAGTTTTGTTGGCAACAATTTAATATTCTTTTACTCTGATGGCACAACATCATCAGCTGGCCCAATCCCGGGTTATGTATCAGCAACCGTAAATGGTTCTGGCCATTTAATTTTAACCAATTCACTTGGCTACACAACTGATGCCGGTTCTGTAGTTGGTCCGCAAGGCGCAACAGGCGCCACAGGTGCCACAGGTGCCACCGGAGCCACCGGTGCTACAGGCCCACAAGGCACTGCAGGCGCAGCAGCATCAGTAACTGTTGGTTCAACAAACACACTATCTGCTGGTAGTTATGCAACAGTTACAAACAGCGGAACATCTTCCGCTGCAATTTTAAATTTTGGTATTCCAATGGGTGCCGCAGGAGCTGCAGGCGCACAAGGTGCTCAGGGCCCAGTTGGTCCCGGTGTTGCCCCCGGCGGTAATACAAACCAAGTTTTAGCTAAAGTAGACGGCACCGATTACAATACGAAGTGGATTACCATTTCTGGTTTGGGTACTGTCACTAGTGTTGATGTATCTGGCGGCAGCACTGGTTTAACGACCTCTGGTGGCCCGATTACCAACGCAGGTACCATTACCCTAGGCGGCAGATTAAACGTCGCTAACGGCGGTACAGGTGCCTCTACACTTACTGGTTATTTAATTGGTAACGGAACATCTGCGTTTACAGCAAGTGCAACTATCCCAACCAGCGCATTGAGCGGAACAATTAGTAACGCTCAACTAACAAACAGCGCAATTACTATTGGCTCAACTAGCGTATCGCTTGGTAGCACAATTAGCACATTAGCTGGCGTATCAATCAGTGGTAGTACAAATACATTAACCAATATTGGCAACAGCAGCTTAACAAATAGCTCATTGACTATTGGCACAACCAGTATTGCACTAGGAGCAACAAGCCTTACACTAGGCGGACTAACAAGCGTTGCGGTAACACAAGATCCAGTATCTGCACTGCAACTTGCTACAAAGCAATATGTTGACGCCGTAGCCCAAGGATTAAATACTAAGCCTGCAGTATTGGTTGCCACTACGGCAAACATTACACTGGTGGGTGAGCAAACAATTGATGGCATTACTACATCTGCTAGTCGTGTACTGGTTAAGAATCAAACAGTATCTTCACAAAACGGTATTTATGTATCTTCTGCTACAGCATGGACTAGGGCAACAGATGCAGACACATGGAATGAATTGGTTTCTGCCTATGTGTTTGTTGAAGAGGGTACAACACAGGCCGACACTGGCTGGGTGTGTACCGTTGATCCGGGTGGCACACTGGGCGTCACGGCCGTTACTTGGGCCCAGTTCTCTGGCGCCGGCTCGTACACAGCCGGTACAGGCCTAACCCTTACTGGCACACAGTTTAGCATTACCAACACCGGAACAGCCGGAACTTACGGCTCTGCTACACTGATTCCTGTTATTACTACTAACGCTCAGGGCCAAGTTACTAGCGTAACTACAGCAGCAAACCCACAAGGTACTGTAACAAGCGTTGCACAATCATTTACTGGTGGTTTGATTTCTGTAAGTGGCTCACCAATCACATCTTCTGGCACATTAGCTTTAACTGTTGCTGGAACATCTGGTGGTATACCTTACTTTTCAAGTGCGTCTACTTGGGCATCTTCAGCAGTTCTTGCAGCTAACGCTTTGATGATCGGTGGTGGCGCAGGTGTAGCACCTTCTACCATTACTACCGGCACTGGCGTTGCTACTGCGCTGGGTGTAAACACTGGTTCTGCTGGTGCGTTTGTAGTTAACGGCGGTGCATTAGGTACACCTTCAAGCGGTACAGTAACTAACTTAACTGGTACTGCAAGCATTAACATTAACGGTACCGTTGGTGCTACTACACCAACAACTGGTGCGTTTACCACTGTATCCGCATCAGGAGTAATTACTTCTACTGTAGCTACTGGTACTGCACCATTTACTGTAGCTAGTACAACAGCAGTTGCAAATTTAACAGCAACAAACGCAACTAACGCAACAAACCTATTGCTTGCAGCAGGTTCTGGTGCAACTAACTATATTACATTTAGCACCGCAACAACAGGTAACGCTTTGCAGTACACAAGCACAGGATTAACATTTAACGCAACCAATAATGCGATCACTGCTGGTATAACCGGCGGTACATTTTAACTAGGAAATAAACATGGCAGCTACTGGCTACACACCAATTTCGTTATATTACAGCACGACTGCCTCTGCAGTTCCTGTAAATACAAACCTCGTCAATGGTGAGTTGGCGATTAACATTACCGACGGTAAGCTCTACTATAAAGACAATACTGGTACTGTTAAACTGTTAGCCTCTAATGCGGCGACAACTAACGTAAGCACATTCTCTGCTGGCACAACAGGCTTTACGCCTTCATCTGCCACTAGCGGGGCAATTACTTTAGCCGGTACATTAGCCACTACTAACGGCGGTACAGGATTAACGTCCTTTACTTCTGGTGGTGCTGTCTATGCAACTTCCACATCAGCTCTGACAACTGGAACATTGCCAACAACCGCTGGTGGTACTAACTTAACATCATTTACATCTGGTGGAGCAGTTTATGCAACATCTACCTCTGCGTTAACAACTGGCACACTGCCAATTGCTTCTGGTGGTACAGGTGCTACAACATTAGCTGGTGCCAATATTGCTTTATTTAATACTGCACAAACATGGACAGCAACTCAAACATTTAATGGCTCTTCTTCAACCGAAGCAGTTAAAGTATTGAACATTGCTGAACCAGCAAACATTGTTGCCGCAGCACCAAGCTCTACAACAAACTTCTATGTTAATTCTGGTGCGGTTCAGTACTACACAACCAACGCAGCAAACAACTGGACTGTTAACTTTGCGTTTAGCTCTGGCACATCGTTAAACACAGCGATGGCTGTGGGTGATTCTATCTCATGCACCATGTTGACAACACAAGGTTCAACAGCCTATTACAACTCTGCTGTTCAGGTTGATGGTTCTTCAGTAACTCCTAAGTGGCAAGGCGGTTCAGCGCCTACTAGCGGTAATGCAAGTGGCATTGACTCATATACCTATGTCATTGTTAAAACAGCATCCGCAACATACACAGTACTCGCATCACAAACTAAATTCGCTTAAGGTCTTATAGATGCCACGTTTATCTAAAATTGGAGCAGCCGCACTCGCAGCATTCGGTTGGACAGGGTTATCTACTGTTACTGCAAGCTACTTAGTCGTCGCTGGTGGTGGCGCTGGTGGACCATTGGACGGTGGTGGCGGAGGCGCTGGTGGTTATCAAACAGGCACAACTTCACTTAATCCAACGCAGTCATATACTGTAGTTGTAGGTGCTGGTGGTGCAGGTCAAACATTTGCTGTAACTGGTCCAGCCCCAACAGCTAACAATGGTTCAAATTCACAGTTTGGAACATTAACGGCATCCATCGGTGGCGGTGGTGGTGGTAGCATGACAGGGACTTTCTCTGTTGGTCAAAACGGAGCTACAGGCGGTTCTGGTGGTGGCGCTAGTTATGGAGCTGGTGCTGTTGGTGGTTCTGGTACAAGTGGACAAGGTAACGCTGGTGGTAGCAACAATGGACCAGCTGCTGGTGGCGGTGGTGGAGCTGGTGCTGCAGGTAGTAATGGTGTAAGCCTTACACAAGGTGGTGCTGGCGGTATTGGTTTGCAATCTTCCATTTCTGGTACAGCAACTTACTACGCAGGTGGTGGTGGTGGAGCTGCAGACCCATCAAGCACAACTCAAGCTCTTGGCGGTCTAGGTGGTGGTGGTAATTCTGCATATAGCAGAGCAAATAATGGTACTGCTGGAACACAAAATACAGGCGGTGGCGGTGGTGGCGGTGTTGGTGTTGCAAACACAGGTTACTCAGGTGGCTCAGGAGTAGTGATTATTTCCTACCCAGCCCCACAGAAATTCGGTGGCGGTATCGTCACAACTAGCGGTTCAAACACAATTCATACATTCCAGACTTCTGGAACTCTTTCTCCATTGTCTACACTCTCAACAAGCTATTTAATCGTAGCTGGTGGCGGAGCTGGTGGTGGTCAAATCGGTGGTGGCGGTGGTGCTGGTGGTTATCAAACTGGCTCTGGCACAACCATTGATACAAATTCTATTTATGTAGTTACCGTTGGTGCTGGTGGTTCTGGCACAACAACTACAGGCGGTAGTGGTACAAATTCTTCATTTAGTGCATACGCAACCGCTTCAATAGGTGGCGGTGGTGGTGGCTCGTCTAATGGAAATACTGCTCCAACAAGCGGTGGCTCTGGTGGTGGTTCTGGTGGTTTTTCATCACTTGCTGGGGGAACAGGAACTTCTGGTCAAGGTAACGCTGGCGGTATTGGTAACTATGCTGGTCAAGGTGGCGCTCCAAATTATCCGGGCGGCGGTGGTGGCGGTGCTTCAGCGGCTGGTGCAAATAGCCCTAGTGGAACCGTTCCAGGTTCTGGCGGCACAGGAACAGCATCATCTATTTCTGGAACATCAACAACTTACGCAACTGGCGGTACTGGCGGTTTATACAATACAGGCAATATTAATGGCGTAGCAGGAACGGCAAACACTGGTAATGGTGGTGCTGGTGCTTATGCTAATGGAGCAACAGGAACTATAGGTGGTACTGGTGGCTCAGGCATCGTAATCATCAGCTACGCTGGCTCTGTCCAGCAAATGGCTGGAGGTACAGTCACAATCTCTGGCGGCAACGTAATCCACACATTTACCTCAAGCGGATATTTAACACCATTGAAGTTGGTTAACAACTCACTGCGTTTCCGTTCAAGTGCATCTGCAAACTTAACTCGTACCCCAACTGTTGCTTCTAATAGAACAACTTGGACATGGAGTGCTTGGGTTAAGCGTGGTAGTTTAGGTGGAAACCAAGCATTATTTAATTGTTATTTTGCAAATAACGATACAAGTCAATTATATGTATCTTTTTCATCTGACAATATTAATGTAGGTCTTTACTCAACATCTTTACTTTATACAAATGCTGTATACCGTGACCCAGCAGCTTGGTATCATATTGTTTTAGCAATTGACACTACACAAGCAACAGCAAGTAACCGTGCAAAATTATATGTAAATGGTAATCAAGTTACCTCACTTTCTTCTGCCAACTATCCAGCTCAGAACACAGGATTAGCAGTTAATTCAGCAAATTTACATACCATTGGATACCTAAACGGTGTTGGTTATTACTTTGACGGCTATCAGACCGAGATTAACTTCATTGACGGTCAGGCACTAACACCAAACAGCTTTGGTACATTTAACAGCTACGGTGTATGGCAACCTATTACCTACGGTGGTAGCTACGGCACAAACGGCTTCTATTTGCCGTTTAAAACAAATAGTTTAAGTTATGCTGGTAGTTTTAACGGTTCTAGCCAATATTTAACTTTTACCGATTCTAGTAATGTACTTGATATGGGTGGCGCAACTACTTCATTTGAGGGTTTTGTTTATGTTAGTGGGTCTTTATCAACAGGTAAGGATATTTTTGGTAAGCAGGGTGGAAGTGCTAGTTGGAGTACCAGCAATGGTTGGGAATATATTTTATACATTAGTTCCGCATATAAATTTACATTCCAATACAACAACGCTGGCTCTCCTGCCACATTAGCTGACCCAATAGCAAGAAATATAGGTCAATGGTATTGGGTTGTTGTTGCTACAGATGCTTCAAACAATATTTCTATGTTTGTTGATGGTGTAAAAGTTGCCACTGGAACAAACGCAATTACTAAACCTACAACTAGAACAACAATGTGGTTACTTGCTGAAAATGGGCCTTCAGGTGTTTGGCTAGGTTCAGCATCAAATTTCCGTTTTGTTAGCGGTAGTAATGCGTATTCTCCAACTGCAACTTCTTTAACAGTACCAACAACCAATTTAACTGCTGTTACAGGTACACAATTATTAACATTGCAAAATGCTACTATTATTGATAACTCAACAAATGCGTTTAGCATTACAAATAATGGTTCCGTAACAACAGCGCAAACTTATCCGTTCTCTGCTGGTTATATATTTAACGACCAAGGACCAGCAGGTAACAACTGGACACCTAATAACATCTCTGGTGCGTCTGGCTCTACGCTAGACTACATGACCGACGTCCCAACGCTGACCAGCGCAACGGCAGCGAACTATGCTGTGTCAAACCCATTGTTGAACTTGGGTGGTAATGTCACTGTATCTAACGGCAACTTAACCCAAACTCGCAGTGGTACTGGAAACTACATTGTTCCAGCTACTCAAGCTATTCCTGCTGGTACTGGCAAGTGGTATTGGGAATTGTATGTCACAACAGTGAACGCATCTGGCAACTGGAACTTTGGCGTTATTTACAGCACTATTAATAATGGTACTTGGAATAACAATGTTGATGTTTACTGGAACGCAACTTCTGGAATAAGAAACAGATACGGTACAGCTTCAACAGGCACAACTTGGACTGTTGCTAGTGGTGACTTGCTTGGGTTTGCCTTGGATGCAACTACAGGAAACTTTAGTGTGTATAAGAACGGAACACTTGTTGAGACTTGGAATAGTGCAGTTGATACAGCATACTCACATTTCCCGTTTGCAAGTTGCTACTCAACTGGTGAAGTGTTCTCTTACAACTTCGGTCAACAAGGCTTTACTTACACACCTCCAACTGGCTTCGTAGCCCTTAACACTTACAACCTATAAGACTATGAGTACACCAACAATCCCCGCTGGCAATTTGTACATGAACGCTACTACCTATACAGGTTCTGGCGGAACAACAAACATTACAGGATTCAGTTTTCAGCCTGATTTGATTTGGACAAAAAACCGAAGTAATCCAGTATCTCATTGTTGGGTTGATTCAAACAGAGGTGCGCCTAATCAATTAGGTTCAGATTTAGGTGACGCTGAAAATTCTGGCGGTAATGATAGAACTGTTTACGGTGGTATTAGTACAATTCTTTCTAATGGCTATACTGCTGTATCGGGTTCTGATCCAACATATAAAGCAACAAATGGTAGTGGTCAAACTTATGTTTCTTGGTATTGGAAAGCTAACCAAGGCACTAATGTATCTAATACAAGCGGTTCTATTACATCAACAGTAAGCGTTAATGCTACTGCTGGATTTAGTGTAGTTACTTGGGCTGGTAGTGGTGCTGCTGGTACAGTAGGTCATGGTCTTGGTGTAACTCCAGCTATGATTATTACTAAAAATAGGACTACTGGTTCTACTAGTTGGGTTACATGGCATCAAAGTTTACCTAGTGCTACTGCTACAGACGCAGGGTATATCTATTTAAATAGTACAGGTGCAGCATCAACTACATCTGTTTTTTATAACGGAACTCAAATATCTAGCTCTGTATTTGGATTGCGTGGAAACAACTCAAATGTCAATGCAAGCTCGAACAATTATGTAGCATACTGCTGGGCTCCCATCACTGGCTACTCCGCATTTGGCTCGTATGTTGGCAATGGTTCGACTGATGGTCCATTTATTTATTTGGGATTTAGACCTAGATTTGTGATGTTTAAGCAAACTGATACCGCTGGTTCTAATTGGAGAATATTTGATTCTGCAAGAGATACTTATAACGCAGAAGGATTGGCATTATATCCAAGTTTAGCTGATGCAGAAGGTGCTTATGCTGCCGCAATGGATTTTGTATCTAATGGTGTAAAAATTCGTGGTGGTAGCTCAACATCTGGTTACGGTGGATATAATTTATCTGGTGGTACATACATATACGCAGCCTTTGCCGAAAACCCCCTGAAATTTGCGAATGCCCGCTGATGAATAGACAACGACCAATAAAAGGTAGGGATTGGAATGGACATGAGTACCAATACGGCATTGTTTTGTCAGAGCATTCTGTTGGTTATTGGAATACAAGTTGCAAGTTATGTGGTGATGTTCATGTAATGGAAACTCGTTCTTTGCGTGTTGGAGCTAGAAGTAAAAAATGCAACCAATACAGAGCGCCAAATTGGTCTGGTTTTGAGCGTGAAGATGCCATCATTCGTAGGCAATATGGCATATCTATGCAAGAATTTGATAAGCTATTGGAATTTCAAAAACATGGTTGCGCTATTTGTAACAAACCAATTACAAAACTTAGTAAGCGCATGAATATAGACCATGACCATAAAACAGGTCAGGTAAGAGGTTTGTTGTGTTCTGGATGTAATACTGGATTAGGGCATTTAGGCGATGATATTGAAGGTTTAAAAAGAGCTTTAAAATACCTAGAAAACCCAACATTTAAACAAGTTAAATTAGGAGAATTAAATTGAGTCATTTTGCAAAAGTTGAAAACGGTCTGGTAACTCAGGTTATCGTAGCCGAGCCAGACTTCATCGCCACTGGCGCACTGGGCGACCCAGCATCATGGGTACAGACCTCATACAACACCCGTGGCGGAGTTCACTACGGTGCAGACGGTCAGCCAGACGACCAAGAGGCACTCAATAAGAACTACGCTGGGATTGGCTACACATACGACGGCACAGGCTTTCACGCACCACAGCCATACGCTTCTTGGACACTAAACCAAGACAGTTACATCTGGGAGGCTCCAGTAGCGATGCCAACAGAAGGCGGACCCTATTCTTGGAATGAGGAAACTCAGACTTGGGACGCAGTCACAGAATCAACACCGGCGTAGGGCAATAAATGTCTAACGAAATCGACCTGTTCAAGTACGGGCAGCTGGTGGCCCAAGTTGAGGCCATGGAGAAGAAGATCGACAAGCTCGAGGCCGGCATGGAGCAGCTCCTAGAGCTCGCCAACAAGGGCCGTGGCGGGTTTTGGATGGGCATGATGGTCGTCTCCGCCGTCTCCGCCTTCATTGGATTCATCACCAACCACACACTCAAATGATTCATGCCAGACCCATTCGGAATAACAGAGGGCACCAAAGCCCTCGCAGGGAGCCTAGACTCCGCCCGTGAAGGATCAAAGCAACTAAGCAAGTCAATCGAGGGCATACAGCACGACGGCTTAGAGGTTGCACAACAAAAAGCCCGTGAGCGCCAACGTGCTTACCGAGAGGCAGAGCTCAAGAAACAAAACGCACTCATCAAAGCCTTAGATGAGTGGAACCGCAAGAAGCAGATCAGCGACCAAGAGGCCAAGCTCAAGATCGACTTCGTAAAGAAGTACGGCGCCAAGGAGTGGGACGCACTGCTAAAACTAAAACTGGACATAGAGAACCTTGAACGAAAGAATAACGAAGAATTTCAACATGACCTTAAAGAGGTTAGAAGAGTGCAGTTCTACTGTTTTGCAGTTGCTGCGCTCATTGCGTGGTATCTTACTTGGGGTATTAAATAAATGAACGACATACTCAAACACATACTAACCGGTAAAGACAACTCAACCCACGACATCGCCCGCTGGGCGTGGATGCTGGGCTTCTTGCTAGTCGGGGCCTCTGCCATCTACCTGATCTACGCCGGCAAGGAGATCAGCCTGACCGAGCTCGCCGGCGCGCTGGGCATCGTATCTGGCTCTGGTGCGGCCTCTGTGGCGGGTAAACAACTATCCGGCGCAGAGCCACAGTAATGTTTCCCCTTGGACTTATCACCTACATCAAAATTGGACTATTTGCTCTGGCTATTCTTGTCGCTGGCTATACTGGCTATAGCATCGAGGCTAGTCGTTTTGAGCGCTACAAGGCTCTCCAAGCGGAACAAACGCAAAAAGCTCAAGAACTACATCAAGCAGCAACAGACGAAATAAGGACCCAAAAAGATGCTCAAATCGCTTCTATTAACAATCAGCTGCTCGATGCTGTTAGCCAGCTGCGTAGCCGTCCCAATCGCTCCCAAGCCACCGGCAATGGACAAGGCGGAACTGGGGCAACCCTTTCTGCCGAGGATGCAGAGTTTCTTGTCAGGGAGGCTGCCAGAGCAGACGTCCTCAGAACAGGCCTCCAAGCCTGCTACGAACAATACGACGCACTAAAATAGCCTCGTACCCCAATTTGCATTATTATATGCAAAGTAAGGAGTAAAAATGAATAAGAAGTTAGTAGTAGTACTACTGTGGTTGCTGGGCGCATTCGCCGCAATTCACTTTACAGACCGTTACACCCAGATCGAAGAAAACATTATGGCAATAGCAAAATCCACACTAGACTTCATCACCAAGGAGGAAGGCGCCCGCAACAAGGCGTACAAGGACTCCAAGGGACTGTGGACGATCGGCGTGGGCCACCTCATCAAGGCGGACGAACAAAACCTCATCACCGCCACCCTGACAGACGAACAGGTAGAAGACCTGCTTAGGAGCGATTTAAAGTGGTGTAGCGAGGCCGTAGAGACCTCGGTGAAGGTACCCCTACAGCAGCACCAATTTGACGCCCTGTACAGCCTGTGCTTCAACATTGGAGGCACTAACTTTGCCAAGTCTACCGTGGTAAAGAAGATCAACGAAAACGACCTACAGGGAGCGGCAGACGCCATTCTGATGTGGAACAAGCCAGACGTGCTGGTAAACCGCAGAAAACGTGAGAGAGCACTATTCTTAGGGGCGTAAACACCCCGTATTTTGCATTATTATAAGTAGGACACAACCTTAAGGAACACAGCATGGACGGCTTTAAAAAGATTGTAAAAATGAAAACTGGCGGATTTGTATCTAACGTCTACGAGGCTAAAAAGTCTTCTGGCGATAAGGACAACATTCAAAAGACTAAGGCCATCAAGGCAGGTCCCGCAGAAGCCCCATCTAAGGCAGCCGTAAAAAGCAAAGACTTTGGCGCCAAGACCGTTGGCGCATCTGGCCACAAAGACCCATACATCAAGAGCAAAGAGTCTGGCAAGACACCAGACGCGCCTAGCGCCGCCGTAAAGGGCCGCAACAAAAAAGATACCGGGACAGTAAATAAGTTCAAGACTGGTGGTGGAGTAAAAAAGTATAGCGGTAGTGACGGCAGCTTTGTCGGCGGCAGGATGTCTGCCACAGATCAAAAGCTGGCACAGCTATTAAAGCAGCAGCAGATGGAAAAGATGATGCGCGCAAGAACCCTTAGCCCAACGCAACAGGGTCAGCTTATTAGCCAAAGCCCAGCAGCGGCCGGTCTAACACCCCCACCAGCCCCAGTAGCCAGACCAGCACTTCCGGTTCAAGCACCCGGTGGCGTAAGCCCAGCGGGTCCTGTCCCAACTCAAAAACGCGGCGGTAAAGTAAAAGGTAAGTGCTAATGCCAATTAAGTCAAAGGCACAACAGGGCGCGATGTACGCCGCAGCGGCAGGCAAGTCAACACTCGGCATCCCTAAAAAGGTTGGCAAAGAGTTTGTCAAGGCCGGCCCTGCGTCAAACAAGCTGCCTAATAAAGTAACCAAACGGGCAGCCGGAAGAGGACGCTAAATGGCGTATAGTGGCACAACCAATCAGACAACAGTCAACGTAGACCAGCTTATCTCCTACGCGTTTCGTGACGCCGGTAAGCAGTCAGAAGAGATCACGCCCGAGTATGTGGGCGCGGCCAAGCAGGCGCTGTTCTACAACCTGATGAACATGTCTAACCGCGGTGTTAACCTGTGGATGCTGGAGAACTATCTCTGCGGCGCGCTAACAGCTCAACAACAGTTAATCATGCCCCCAGGTACTATTGACGTACGTGAATCAAACTGGGTCTATATTATTAACTCAGCCGCGTCTGAGTATCTACCAACAAATAACGTCGAGGCACCAAACGCCTTTGATCAAAATTTAAACACTATATCTACCTCTTTGGTAGGTGAGAATTATCTTGGCCTTCAGTATCAACAGGCACAGCCGGTGTTCTATGTTGGCTGGAATAGCGCCGGCGACTCAACATATAATTTAGCCTATGAGGTTAGTAATGATAACATTACCTGGAAAACGGTGCAACAATTTCCAGAGACAACACTAAAAGACCGTGAGTGGGTCTATTTTAATATAGCCACTACACCAAATTATCTTTACTATCGTTTAAGAGAGACTGTTGCAACAACATTCTCTGTACGTCAAATTGTATTCTCCACATCACAGCAGGTTATACCACTCGCACGTTTAAACCGTGACGACTACTGGAATCTTCCTAACAAACAATTCCCATCGGTTCGCTCACTACAGTACTGGTTTGATCGTACGATTGACCCTTCTATGTATCTGTGGCCAGTACCTAACAACGACTTTCAAATGTTTCAGCTGATCATTGAAAAAGAGATCCAGGACGTCGGCACACTGACAGACCAGATCTACGTACCAAATCGTTGGATTGCATCTGTACAGGCAACGCTATCACACAAACTGGCGCTACAACTACCTGGTGTTGATATGAGCCGTATCACTTACTTAGAGGCACAGGCCGCTAAGTTAGAGCTTGATGCTGCAAACGAAGAGCGCGATAAATCGCCAATTTACTTTCAACCAAATATAAGTTACTACACACGATGAGCGGTGCATATCAAATGACCTACGACAATCTCATCGCCGATGTGATTTCGTACATGGAAAGAGACGACGCAGGCTTTATCGCGCAGATACCTAGCCTGATTGGCCTGGCAGAGTCTGCCATCGCGGCAGAGCTAAAGACTTATCTGCAGCTCACAGTTGTCGAGACAACGATCGAAGAAAATCAGGTAGTATTAAACAAACCAGCTCGTTGGAGAAAAACCATCTCCATGAAGACAAACGGTAAACCTATTTTACTTCGCTCACAAGACTACATCGCACAGTACCAGTCAGAGTCTAGTAGCAGCGTACCACTTTACTACGCAGATTATGACTACAACAACTGGGCGTTTGCACCAGCACCAGACGCAGCATACCCGTTAGAGATTACCTATTACAGCGAAATCCAGCCATTAGATAGCACCAACCAGGTTAATCTGTTTACCCGCGAGTGTCCGCAGGCGATGCTGTTTGGTACGCTGCTACAGGCTCAGGGCTACTTAAAGGCTATGGACAAGCTACCTATCTGGAAATCATACTACACAGACTCACTTGCTGCTCTTAAAAAAGAAGACAGCGCACGTCGGATCGACCGCAACGTTACGGTTCAGGAACCTTAAAATATGTCTACAACATTTACATCACCCTTTACTGGTACAGTTGTCCAACCAACGGACGTATCATACTACGCGCTATCGTTTAGCGACAACACACAGTTATACTGGCCTGCGGTTGTAAACCCGACACAGATACCCGCAGCTCGTATTATGGACTGCACACCATCGACTACTGGGCTAAAAATATTTTTACCTCAAGGTGACCAAGGCTCTGTTGGCTCAGATATCTTGTTTCGTAACTTTGGGTCTGTAGCCTTTACTGTTGTTAATTTTTCTGGGACATCCAGCGTTACTGTCAACCCCGGAGTATCAAAGTATTACTACCTATCTAGCAACACCACACAGGCCGGTATATGGCAAAATGTAACCTTTGGTACTGGTACCTCTTCTGCGGATGCGGCAACATTAGCCGGTAATGGACTTACCACAATCTCAGGTCAGCTTGCTACTACTGGTAACATTGTTGAGGTATCCTCAACACCTACAGTTAACGACGGAAGCCGCGCTGCTACATTTGTATGGACCGCCGGTAATGGAACAATCACATTACCAACCGCCTCTTCTTTATCTGGTGGGTGGTATATTAGCTTTAGAAATAATGGTAACGGTACGCTGGCGATTAACCCACAAGGTACATCACTAATAAATGGACTATCGGGCATCTCTGTAAACCCTGGCGACTCTGGATTTATTATCTTAGAGCAATCTACTGGTAACTTCTTTACCGTGGGATGGGCCGTTCCCGCAAACGTAACCTTCTCATCATCAACCTATGACGTAGATAGCATATCGGGTAGTACACTAAACTTAGTCTCGTATGCACCAATTATTCAGACATACGTCGCTCTGTCTGGTACAAGATCTACCACACTAAGCATTGTATTGCCTAACGTTACCCAGATCTATATCTTGGTAAACAACACCGCAGCGGGGGGATACAATCTATCATTTAATGTAACCGGAAGCTCTACACCTGCAGTGGTGTTGTCCGCCGGTCAGGTGGCCACCGTGTTAAGTGATGGTAATTCTTTATACTCACTTAACGTAACTACCACAGGTCTATTTTTAGCAAATAACGGCTCCGTAACAACACCATCATTTTCTTTTTCATCAGACGGCCATACCGGTATGTATCTAGTGGGTACTAGTACCTTAGGTTTTACAGCCAACTCAACACAGATGCTAAGAATTGATAACACCAACACAATGAGCCCACAAATATCTACACCGGCAACGTTTACCGCTGGATTAATTTCTGGCGGTGCGTTTTAATGGCTGATCAAATTGATCCGCAGTATAGTCAGATATATACCCTACTAACAAAAGCGGGTATTAAACGTGACGGTACAATGTTTGAATCTGAAGACTGCAGCGACGGTCTGTGGTGTCGTTTTCAGAGGGGTGTTGCCAAAAAGATGGGTGGATATCGTCAGATATTTTCTACCTTTAGTGGCATTCTACGCGGTATGGTATCAAACGCATATAACGGTGTTAACTATATTTTTGCTGGCACATCAATTGGTTTAGATATATTTACTACCGGTACCACATACGGTATTGGTAGCGGACCATACCAGGGGCAGTTTGTTCCTGGCTATGCACTGTTTAACCTAGCCTCTAACACTACTACACAGTTTGTAGTAACAAGCTCACCAGCGACTAGCTATATTGCCGCGTTTCCAGCTGGTCGTAAGTTTATTTTTAACAGTGACCCGACTACGGTATACACTGTCACAAGTTCATCTTACACATCACCAAACACGACTGTCATATTTAGCCCAGCGCTAGGCGCAGGTGTTACTAAGACAACGGTATCTTTATATGAGACCATGTTTCAGGCAGACGAGCGTAACCTGTGGCAGTTTGATCTACAGTACAATCCATTGGGTGGTGCGTTAGAGCTTATTGCTCACCCTGGTCTAAACTTAGACAACATAGACAACGGCGTGGCCTCACAGGTACAGGTTGGTAGTGTACTTCCAAACTCATCAGAGCAGTGGACCTTTACCGGATTAGCTGATACCTCAGGACAAAACCCAACATACAAACCTATTGCGGTAGACGGCGGTGTATGCGTATTGTACCCATATCTATTTGTATATGGATCAAACGGATATATCGCAAACAATCACGTAGACACAACCTACTCAGCGCAGTCATTATCTGACTGGAACGGGGCGACAGCCAACCAGGTCAATATGGCATCTAGTAAGATTGTTAAGGGTGTCCCAATGCGCGGCGGTACCAACTCCCCCGCAGGACTGTTCTGGGCAACCGACTCACTGATCCGTGTCTCGTTTACTGGCACAGCGCCCTATTACTGGCGCTATGATATTATTTCTAGCCAGATCTCAATCATGTCATCCTCGTCTGTTGTAGAGATGGACGGCGTGTACTACTGGCTTGGTGTTGACCGTTTCTATTTATACAACGGTGCAGTTAAGGTGTTGCCTAATGATAAAAACGTAAACTGGCTATTTGACAACCTTAACTATGAACAGCGTCAAAAAGTATGGGCCACAAAGGTACCTAAGTATAACGAGATCTGGTTCTTTTATCCTAGAGGCCAGGCCACCGAGTGTACTGACGCCATTATCTATAACGTAAAAGATCAAATATGGTACGACGCCGGGTCTGGTGTTGGTGCACAAAGATCTTGTGGTTACACCACAGAGATTTTTCCTACACCCATTTGGGCCGACTGGAATTATTCTGCAGTATACAGCCAACCGTTTACCATTGTCACACACCCAACCAGCTTAGCCGCACCTGGCCCAAACCAATTTTATGTGGCGGGGGATGTAACACCCACATTTAGCCCCGGCGACTATCTATCTTTTTCAACTATACCACAAGACTATATATACCAGGTAACAACCAGCATATTTACCTTTAACTCTACAATTCATACACTATATCCAAACGGTGTTACACTAGTCACCTGTTCAGATAGTTTTGCTAGTGCCGCGTTACCCGGCGACTTGGTGTACTATATCAATGGTGGATATGCAATCTGGCAGCATGAGTTTGGCCTAAACCAGGTATCGTTCTCTAGTGAGACAGCGGTTCAGTCTAACTTTACAACAGCAGATATTAGTTGGGTCGGTGGAACACCAAGCGCAGACTCAACTACCGGAGTTAATCGTCGTATGCACCTTCGACGCGTTGAGCCGGACTTTGTACAGGGTGGTGAGATGACCATGACCGTACTAGGGCGTAAATTTGCTAGGGGGGATATCACAACCTCTGAGCCTTTTATGTTCTCACCAGAAACAGGTAAGATTGATATGCGTATTGAACACCGTGAGATGAAACTACAGTTTGAGTCAAATGTAATCGACGGCAACTATGAGATGGGTCGTATTTTGATTACCGCAGAGTATGGGGACGAACGACCTTAATGTCAGGGACACAACCATTCTTTCCATTTTTACCAGCATATAGCACCTGGGACGACTGGCTGGGTAACGTGGCGATATACTATAACCAGGAGCTTATACCCCTGGTAGACGAGCTAAACTGGAAAGAGGCAGCAAAAGATATTGTAGAGCTATCCACGTTTGCCTCATACCCGGTACCAAGACCAGAGCATTACGAACAGTGGGATCAGTGGGCCACAGACTTCACTGAGCAAATAAATGGCCCAAGTAGATAATTAGGGCGCAAACCCTTGATTTTTTGCATTAATATATGTAGAACAACCAAAAAGGAAATATCATGCATGGACAACAAACTATGAAGTATCTGAACGACAAAGCGGTGGCCGATGCAATTATGGCCAAGCACAGCAAAGAGCAACTAAGCTCACAGCAGTCTAAAGATTTTGCTGAGGCATTAGCTAAAAAAGCTGAAGAAAAAGTAGCAGCTTAAATCTTTGCCGCGAACGGGGGTCGCTCCCCTTCTCTACTCCCTTAGAGATAGCGGCACCAACTAGGACAGGGAGGTCCAAATGATTACGTTTCAAAAAGAAGCACCATCACCATTTGCGGATGAGGCGGTAGAGTTATTTAAAAATCATTATGAGGAGATAGCCGAGAGACAAGACGTCATCGAGCTAGATCCCGACATTAAAAAATATAACCAATTATATAATAGTAAAATCTTAGAGATACATACCGCAAGAGACGACGGTAAATTAATTGGTTATAGTTTATGGGTGGTTGTAAACCACATGCACTACAAAAAAAGTATCACAGCATCTTCAGATGTTCTTTATATTAGCCCAGAGTACCGACAAGGAATGCTGGGTTATAAGTTCATCAAATGGACGACTGAAGAAATTAAAAAACGTAACCCACAGCGCATACTATTCCACATGAAACCATTTTTGGATTATGGAAAGATAGTTGAAAGACTTGGTGGTCATTATTTTGAAAAAACATATTCGATAGTATTGGAATAATTATGGGTGTTACCGCTACGGTTGTTGGAGAGGTTGCTTTAGACGCGACAGTTGCCGAAGGTGTTGCGGCTGGTACGACTATTGCTGAAGGATTAGCAACAGGCGCTCTGACAGACATTGGCGGTGGCCTTGCGTTAGATGCAACCGGCGCGTTGATCGACACAGCAACTGGTTCTATGCTCACTGACGTTGGTGGTGGGGCATTCTTAAATGCTTCAACTGGCGCTCTTGTTGACGCCGCTGGTTCTGCACTTCCTGAGATTAGCTCTGGTGTGTTTCAAACAGCCGCCGGTGATTTAGTAAGCGCAAGCGGTGAGGCTATGACTCAGCTAGGCGATGGCTCTTTACTTAATACCGTTACTGGTGACATCATTGACGCCACGGGTCAGTCTTTAGGTAACCTAACCTCAGAGGGACTACAGGCAACCGATCTTACCGGAAGCTCATTAGATCAGGCAACCGGAAATATTACCCAAACGTTTGACGACGGATCTACACTTACCACAGACTCCGCCGGTAATGTAATTAGCAACACACCAGCACCTGCAGATCCATTATCTTTACCAAGTGCCGCCGATGCACTTAAGTATGGTAACCTAGCAAAGACTGCATACAACAACTTATTGGCCCCAGCCACTAAGGCACTTGCTGGTAAGACAGGCTTTAATCCAACTGCTCCGGGTACTACCGGTGGACTACCAACAACTCAAACACAAACTCAAGCCCCTGCAACTACAACCTCAGGTCAACGGCATCTTACACCTGGATTATCATCTGGAAATGCAAACTATACCATAGGATCTGGAACAACCCCAGGGTTAGATCTTTATGGTACACCAACAAACACTGGAATTCAACAGGCACAGACACCGGCGCCAAACCCTGCAACACAAAGTTACGCTATGGGTGGTGATGTTCAAAGTAATGGTGCCTACCAACACAACCCATCATTCTTCAGTGAGGGTGGTATGGAGAACCGTTACGTTCAAGGTGAGGGTAATGGCACGTCTGATGACGTGGCCGCAATGTTGGCCGATGGCGAGTTTGTTATCCCAGCCGATGTAGTATCAAGACTAGGCAACGGCAGCAGCAACGCCGGGGCACATGTCCTAGATCAGTTTTTATCTGTCGTTAGAGAAGACAAAAATGATCACGACCCGCACGAACTACCACCAGACAGTAAAGGCCCGTTGGCCTATTTGGAACAAGCATTTAAAAAGGCGAAAGCATAATCATGGCAGGCTTAAGCAACCTAATAGCAAACACAACAACCGACGCAACTACGCTACCGTCATGGATGGACACAGCGCAGCAAAACGTTGTCAACCAGGCGACTATCGGTGCGGCTAGTGTACCTCAGCTACAAAACACTGCGGCGCAGGGCGCGATCAACCAGATTGGTGCAGCATCTAATCCGTTTACGCAGGCACAGACCTCGTTAGGACAGATCGCTAGTGGTGCCGCTAACCCATGGATCACAGACCCAACTACTGGTGCAGTAACTCCAAACACTAACACAGCAATGGGTGGTCTATTTCAGGCACAAAACCAACAGCTTGCTCAGCTTGCACCAAACATTATGGCTCCGGTTACAGCCGGTGGTACGGCTCAGGGACAGTTTGGAAGTCTTCGTACACAGACAGCAGCAGATAAGGCATTGGCCGATGCACAGGCTCAGCTATTTACTGCGCAGAACCAGGCGGCGCTAACAAATCAACAGACAGGCGTTCAAGCCGGTTCTGCAATGGGCAACGTAGCCAACCAGTATGGAACAACTGCCACTGGGTTAGCAAACTTACAACAGTCTGCACCAATGGCCGCGGCCTCTAACTTAGGCAAAACCATTAGTGGGTTAAATGTACCTACCACTGTAACTGGAACTACTCAGGTATCTCCACTAAATCAGATTATTGCTGCCGGAGGCGCACTACAGGGTGGTACTACAGGATTAAACGCGTTACTCAATCAAATTTCCCCAGGGGCATCTATCTCCAGTTTGCTCGGTAATTTGACCGGTGGTGGAAGTGGTATGACACAAACAGCATCTGGCGGTGTAACACCAGGAAGTTATAATTTAGCCGACGGTAGTACAATAAATGTAGACGCAATGGGTAATAAAACTATTACGGCACAAGACGGAACTGCTCAATATTTTGATCAATACGGAAACCCAACAAATAGTAGTTTTGCTACACAAAGTGCTCAAGATCTTCAAAATCAAAACATTATTCCTGATACAAGTGGAACTTCATTAAGCTCTGGTGCTAGTGATACATCAGCAATTGATAATGTTGATTACAGTGCGTTGACTGGATAATAAGAGATAAATATGGTAGATGAAATTCAAGGTGGTTTAAGTATACCGGTCAAAGAGACTACCAAAGGCGCGTTGGTGCCATCTGGTACTATGTCTTTGGGGCCAGAAGAAAATGCAAAGCTGTTGGCCAGTATGCAAAAGATTATTGACGAGCGACAAAGCCCGTTAAATCTTTTTATGAGTGGACTAAAAGACGCCTCCGCCGCTGGATCTGGTGGTCGAGCAGGCCCTACAGCTGCAATTCAAATGCGCGATGAGCAAAAAGCTAAAGAGGCCGCAGAGCTATTTAAGATGCGCACCGATATGGCTGGGTTACGTTCTGCTCAGACACAACAAGAGCTACTTAAAAAACAATACGAATCTGTTAATCCTCCAGCGGGCACAGCTGCCACCCCCGGAACAGCTGGAGCGCCTTCTATTCCAGGTTTAACTGCACAGCAAATCAATACTATTGCAAACAACCCTAGCGTTAAGGCGGAGCTAGATACTCTTGCCCCTAATGACTACGCAGGCAGGTTGGCGGTTATTAAAGATGCAGCTAAGACTGAGTTCGGTGCTGCTACAAAAGGCAAATATGAGGCCGCTGGAAATAAACCAGAGGTGTATACCATTCCAGGAATTGGTCCAAACGGTAGCGATGGACTAGTAAGCATGACACCAAATGAATATTTGGAGTTTAAGGCTACAAGAAAATTGCCAACTGGTCAGGCTGCTCCTAGCGGTGCAGCTGCTACCCCTACAGCCGGCACTACTAACTTAGGCAACATGCGCCCCGTTGGTCAAAGCACAGGCTTTCAGCCGCCGGTGTCTGTAGATAAAGACTTAGCTAGAATTGATGATAATTTAAAAGCATACGGCGACAAGGGTATCAATACATTATCTGGAATTATTAATCGCTGGGCACCACCTAGTGAAAACGATACACCAACACTAATTAAAAACGCGTCTCAATTCTTAGGTATTGATCCTAATCAAAAAATTGATCTAACAAATCCAGCGGTTAGACAGGCACTTAGCACGGCTATTATCAAGCAAGAAGGCAATCTACAAAAATTGTTTGCCACGCCAGCTGCTGCTGCCCCTGCAGCTGCAGCTTCAGATGCGCCACAGATGAAAGATTATGGCAGCGTAGACGCATATAAAAATGCGTTAGAGTTATACAAACAAAAACAAGCCATTCCTGTTGAGGCTGCTAAACAAGAGGCAACAACCTACGCCACAGAAACTGGTAAAGATTTAGCTCAACTGAAAAAAGATACTGAGCGTGCTATGGCCACCACCGCAGCCGCAGATCGTGTTATTAAAATGGCAGATGATCCTAAGCTAAATAAAGTAATGGGTTGGATGCACGGTGGTAGTACACCGGCCACGTACTTAGGTGCCGTTCCAAGACTTGCTGCAGAGATGGTAGGTAAGGGTGACAAGGTAGAAGAGATGGCCAAGCAATTGGCATGGTCTGGCGATAAAGATTTAATAGCCGCCGATGAACGTCTTAGTACTGATGCCACACAGCTTGGAATTGAGTATACCCAGCAAATGTTTAAGGGTGCAAGACTTGGTATCGGTTTAGAAAAACTAGGACTAAAAGGTAAGGGTGTTAGCCCTGAATTTTTACCTCAGGTTAATAAACTATACGCCACAATAGCCAGAGATGGTGCAGAGTTTGAAGTTAAAAAGAACACCGCCTTTGAAAAATGGCATAATGATGATCCACTAAAAACTTACGGTAAATTTTTAGCTACACCAGAGTACGAAAAAATGATGAAAGACGAGCGCGATCTTTTAATTAGTAGATACCCCGGTATTACTGTGGATGTTTTAGATGCACCATCTGACCACAAGACAACTAAATCAGGCGTTAAATACAAGGTTCTTTAATTATGAAAATTGAGATTCATGGTCGCCAGGTTGAGGTTGATGACAATTTTAAGGATATGTCAGAAGACGAGCAGCATAAAGTAGTCGATGAAATTGCCTCTAGTTTTGGGCCTATCACTGCCGCCGCTACCGCAGAAAAAGAAGGCCCTAGTACATTAGCTAATCTTGGCGGTGGGGCCGAGGCGACTGCTCTAGCCTATGGTGTTGGCCTTCCTAAGGCAGCGCTTGGTGCTGCTAAAAATTTATTTGGTGGTGTGCCTGCAGCGCCTCCTCCAGCTCCAACAAATATTCCCGGCGAAGATCGTTGGTTTGGTTCTGCAAATGCAATCAATGAAAAAGCTAAAATTATTCGCCGCAATAACGAACTGGCTAAACGTTACCCCGGTTTTGAACGTGTAACCCCACCAGAGCCGCCTGTAAGTGTTGGCCAAAGGGCTGTTAGTGGGTTAGAGAACCTTCGCACTAGTAAGCCAGGGAAATCATTTTCTACTGGATACAACGCCATGGACGCGCTACAGCATGCCGGTGAGGGACCGCTTAGTAACGTACAGGCTGGTGCGTCTGCATTGGCCGCGGCTGCTCCTTGGGTAGAAAAACACCTTCCAGGTAAATTGAAAAATATTGCTAAGGGACTACAGCTTGGTGTCCCCGCAGTAAATTATGCAATTGATAAACTTGCTAGTCCGGAAGAAAAAGCAACCGGCGGCTTGATTCAAAATTTTGCCGGTGGTAAACTGGCGACAGCCGCAAAAATGGCAGCTAAAATGTCTCCGGCAATTGAAGGGTCACTAGGAAAAATATTACCTAAGTCTAAACCTTTGACACTTGCCGAAAAATTTGGATATGATCCTGTCAAGTTAAGAAATGAATACCCGCAAACTTCTTTTCCTGTATCTGCATGGGACAAAAATAAAGAAGCATACTATGCAGCTAAAAATCCATCTTCTGAAGAATTAGCACTTAAAGCTGCAAGAGATTTTGCACAAGAAGAAATTAAATCTGGAAGTTCTGCGTACAAACCTTACTTTGATATTTCAAAGCGTGGGTATGTAGACCCAGCAAATTATCCTTTGCCAGGACCACAAACTACTAGCGTTATACCAAAACAACAAAAAACAATTGATGCCTATACTGCTAAATTTCAAAATCCTGAAGCAATACAAAAGTGGAGTGACGCGTACGAGTTAGCAAAAAATTCTCCTAACGCACACCACTTTTATGCAATGGATCAGTTAGAGAAAGAATATGTTAAAGCATACGGTCCTGAGTTAGGAAGACAAAAATTCAAAACTGAATTTGCGGATCAGATGGCCAATACTACCAGTGGTGTAACGCCCACAAACAATTTATTGACTGCGGGATATGTTAATCATATGAATGCCAGTGGATTACCTTTACCAGGGCATGCCCCTGGTGAATACACAGGATATTCATTTGATGCACCACACCCAGTTCAAGGCGGCCGTATTGGTGCAAATCTTGCGCAGGCTAATAAATATGCAGAAGCTGGTAATCAATTAAACCCTTTAGAAAATCCAAAGAGATATGACTTTAGCGGTAATTTTATGGGTCATCAAGGACTTACTATGGATGAGCAGATGATGACTCCATTTAGCATGGCTGCACCCCCTAAAGGATCTTATGGTTTAGCTGAGTTAGAAGGCGCTAAACAGGCCGCACTTAAAGGTGTTAAAGAGCCTAGCGATTGGCAGTCTGTCACTTGGGCTGGATTAAAAGCTCTTAAAGATGCTAAAGGTAAAGAACTAACTCCAGAAGAATTATCTAAAATAGGTCAGCCTATGATAGAAGATGTTAATCAAATGATTCATAGAACAAGTCGCGTGCTAGGTATTTCGCAAGATGAGGCGTTAGCTCAATTACTAAAAAATAAACCTATCTACGGGATTGGTGCTATCGCTGGTGCTGGCGCATCCCAAGATGATGCACAGTCTAAGAAAAAAGGCGGTAAAGTTAAAAAAGGCAAAAAGAAATAATGCCAAAGCTCTCACCTAAGGACATGCAGGCCGCGTTGGCGGTCGCCCAGAAAGCGTTCAAGGAAAAATTCACACCTGGCTTTTATCACGGCAGCCCGTCAAATAAAATTAAAGAATTTGACTCCTCCCGAAATGCTGATCCTTATAAACTAGAAACTCCGGGTGTTACTTTTGTTACGCGCGATCCAGATTTTGCTGAATCTTTTTTACCCGGCTCCGAACGTGGTGGTTACAAAGCTGGAGCTACAATGTACCCAGTTAATGTTAATTTAGGTAAACATTGGAACCCAAATACTCCGGAAGGCAAACAAACGGTTGTAGACTATATGAAAAGTGGTGTTGAAAAAAATGAATGGGACACCCCAGCTAATATTAAAAAAGGTTTGTTGCGAGGAGAGTGGACTAGTATTGAAGACCCAAGTTTTTTAGAACATTTACAAAACACAGGGCATAACACTTTTCACGTAATGGAGGGCGGCATACCTAACGTTGGTATCTTTGACCCTAAAGACATCCGTGGTAAATTTGCTAAGTACAATCCAGAAGACGCAGAGTCACCGGATTTTATGAAGGCAGAGGGTGGTGAGGTTCAGCACATGGCTGGCGGTAGACTTGCTGTGGCTAATGAGATTGCTAAATTAGTACGCCATCCGCATGGCCAAGATCCAAAAGTGGCTCAGGCATTAGAGCAATACCTCAAGGGTAACATCAGCCAAGAGGAACGCATTCGGATTATGAATCAGTTCTTGCCTATGCGTCAGTGGAAAGAACTACCACCGAACTACAGTGATGAAGAAATTAGAAATGCCTTGATGTCGAACAAACAACCTAAGGCATTGGCGCCGGTACCGGAAGGCATGCGCGTTGGTAATCGTTTGGACATTCCGGCATACACACAAAAAGGTGTGTATGTAGATACTACACACGACACCGCAGGCAAGCCTATTAGCTACGGTAGAACAGGTCACTTAAAAGACGTTGAGTTTGGTTCAAATCCTGACAAAGCGGTTCGTGTTGGCCTTGGAACAAAACCACAAGCCCTGACCCCCATGGCAGCTGAGCATGGCGCTGACAAGTCACCTTTTGCCCTCATAAAGGGCACTCATCAGGGCACATCAGACGAAGAGGTTCGTCGTATGATGGCAGAGATGATGCAAGATCCTAACTATACTCAAATTGGTATGGACCCACGCAAACACTCTCAGTTTTATGATAAATCAACCGGTATGCCTGTATGGTCTGCAGAAGAAAAAC